CTATTCATGAAGATGGTTTTTGCTGGTATAAATGAGTTTTCCCTCGTTTTTTATTATTGTATTACACTTTACACATTGGGCTTTTTTTTCCTCAACCAAGACAATGTTTTCATACCCACAATGATAACAATGGACATAAGACCATTTTTTTGGCGCTCCTCTATCCCATGTCAGTTTACAATCATTGCACTTCCATTTGTTTTGATCAAAAACTACAGAAATTGCCCAAATAAAAGCAAACAAGGAAAACAACTTTAAAAATTCTAACCTTTGCCCTAGCAAAAAAAATAAACCGCTGGTAAAAAGAAATCCTATTATCTTTGGCCCTTTACTTACTGCGCGGACTTTTTTTGAACCGCACCTTGGACATGGCTGCCAGACTTTAGACAGGTCAAGAGGCATCACTCTCACCTCAACTTTTTTAACCTATAATTCTTTTTTTCTGAAAAAATTCCTCCCATAAGCCTTTAATCAATTAAATTTGTTACCCTTTGGATAATAGGGGTAAGGACCTGCAGCACAATCAATTAACTAATTAATGGAAATCACAGTGCAACATAAAGTTTTTCGTAGAGTAGCTTTGCCTGGCCTAATTTGGAGCTCCGATCTGAACATCAATACCTTTTTTGTTTTCGTTATACAACAAAAAAACCTAGAAGCCGTGTGGCTCTAGGATTATATCTGGCAGGGGCAGAAGGACTTGAACCCTCAACCAACGGATTTGGAGTCCGCTAAGGGCTTTTTTATAATTTTGTATGTAGACGGTTAAGCCTTGATATATAAGGGTTTTTTTAATATCCATTTTTATTGAAATGGTTATTTTTTTATGATTTTTTACGAATTTCTGTCCTAAAATCTGTCTAAAAAATTAGGGTTTATTATTGGGGCATTGTACCTTTAGGGGGTTGGGGTAGGAGAGTGCGCTTTGTAAACTATGATCATAAATAGTTAACTTATTAAGAATAAAAAAATATAGTTAAACTTTAATAAAAAATATATTGACAAGTAAAACTTTGTTTATTAAAATATAACCATAGAAAGTATTTTGGAGGTAATAAAATGGCTAATGAAAATTATATTGGAGTAAAGCTCCCAAAAAATGAGGGTGGACTTTTAAGAGAAAGACTGCAAGTAGCTGCAAATAAACATGAAGTTGCTTTAAGCAGATTTTTACTTGATAGTGCTATAGAAAGCATGGAAATAGGCGCACAATTCAAGGCAAGTGTAGAAAAACACTTTGAAAGTCTAGGTTGGCCCTGGTGGAAGGTAGTAAAAGCTGTTGTAATAAAAAGAATGGCGGAAGATGATGCACAGGCGGAAATTTGCGGCCAACGGGAAGATATTTGTGTGGAGTTTATGGAGGTAGACGAAGATTGTTTATATAAAACTATAAAGACAAATGAACTTAAAAAACTTGAGCGTGAAGTTGTAGAGCATGCACTTGAAAAAGAATATTACGGGTTAAATCTGGAAGAATTTGAAAGGGAATTATTAATTAAATATCGTGTAGGAAAAGCATGGGCAGAATCAGATGAACGTAAAAAAGAACTTGAAATGCAAAAATATGTTGAAGAAATTGAAGCAAAAATGCGTGAAAGTATTAAAAATAATCCGGAGGAAAAGGAAAAATACGAAAGATTTAAAGAAAAATATGGCGTAAAAGACGGAAAATTTACGGCATCTTATTGGGAGAATGACGAGCCGGAGAAATAAGGCTTAAAATATTAAGATTTACTACTACTAAACCTTAATTTACCATAAAGGAAGGTAGGAAGAAATGCCAGAAAAAAAACCTATTACATGCCCTAAATGTGGAAAGCGTTTAAGTGATTGTTTGGGGAAGGTCCATATCGAGGGAGGTTCAATTCTCTCCTGGTGTAAAAAATGTAAGACCGAAATTGAAATATACGGCGATTGTAAAACAAGAATACCGGAAAAAACTGCATAAATACAAAGAGCCTAGAGCCTGGTAAATAGATTATAGTTATTTACCAGGCTTTTACTTTATTTAAGGGGTGATTATTTTGAGTCAGAGAACCAAAATGCTACCGGCGGAAGCGGCTGAATACATAGGCTGCCGGTATTCTAAATTAATGCAGATGGTCCGGTTGAAGCAGCTCCCACATTACCGGATCGGGAGAAGAGTTTTATTCACGAAAGAAGCCCTTGATCTATGGATCGAGAACCAGGAGCGGCAGTCAGTGCAAAATTGTTAGGAGGTGGGAACATGGGATACGCATTAAAAAATGACATATTTGAAACGGTTAAAGAAATCCCACTTGCTGAGCTGGTTAGCCGGTACTGTCCGGAAACAAGGTTAAGAGGTGGCAGAATGAGATTAAAAGGTTCATGCCCGCTACATATTGACCGTGATCCTTCGTTTGTTATTTATCCTTCTTCTAATAGCTGGTACTGCTTTTCTTGCTGTAATGGCGGTGATGGCGTTCGCTTGGTGCAGCTCATTACCGGGTTAAGCCCTTTAGAAGCTGCTAAGTTGATTACCAGGGATTTTGGGGTTGGTATTGATGATATTTCCCCTCAGGAGGCACAAAAACGAGCCCGTGAGGCCGCTAAGGAAAGGGAATTAGAAGAACTATTTAACCAAAGAGTTACCCAGGCTTATGATGTTCTTTGTTTCTTTATTAGGACCGTAGAACGACACATATTATTAGGGGGTTATGATGCCTATTTAAAGTATAACGTTTTGGTTAATAAATTACCTGTTTGGAATTATTTAGCTGATCTTTTGTTATATGGTGATTTGGAAACAAAAATAGAAGTTTTAAAGCTCCCGGAGGTGAAGGCATGGCTGGAGTAGGTAGAACCTTATTAAAGGCTGTTAAAAAAGATCCTGAGCTGGCTAGTATGCTGGATACTTCCAAGGGAAAGCCGCAAACAGATATTTCAGATGCAATTTGCGCTAATAAATTTATTGAGATACATGGGAACAAAATTAGATACTGCCACGCATACAAAAAATGGTTCATTTATGACGGTGCAAAATGGGCCGTTGATGATAGCGAGAATATTTATAACCTGGGGCTAGATGTTGCTAGGTATTACTATCAACAGGCCCAAAACACTGATGATATTGAATATGTTCGTAAGTTTGGGCAGATTGGCTTAAAACTTACTAATAACCGGAATATTTACAACTTTGTAGAGGCTGCCCGGAGGTTGCCGGGGATTCCTGTTAAATCGGATGAATTAGATCAAGATATTTATAAGCTTAATACTTTAAATTGCACTATAGATTTAAGGAACGGGAACAGATTAAAGCATAATCCCAAGGATCTTATAACTAAAATGGTTAATGCCCAATATAGACCAGATGCGGAATGTCCTACCTGGTTAAAATTTCTTAATCGTATTATGGATGGTAATCAGGATCTAATAGATTACTTGCAACGATTGGCAGGTTATTCCTTAACCGGCGATACTTCAGAGCATAGCTTATATATTCTCTATGGTACGGGCCGGAATGGGAAAAGCGTTTTTCTTAATACCTTGCTTTATGTCATAGGTAACTATGGCAAGCAAATTCGACCAAGTATTTTACTTGAAAAATATAATGATAATTCCAGCAATGATATTGCCTCATTGAAAGGGATAAGGTTTGCTACAACTTCGGAAATAGAAGAAGGTAAACGAATGGCAGAGGCGACAGTTAAAAGCCTAACTGGAGGAGATGAGGTAAGCTGCAGGTTCTTATATGGTGAATATTTTACATTCAGGCCACAAGCAAAAATATTCCTTGGCACGAATCATAAACCGAATATTCGGGGAACTGATGTAGCTATCTGGGAACGGATTCACTTAATACCGTTTACTCAATATATCACTGAGAAGGAACGGGACAAACACTTATTTGAAAAGCTAATAGCCGAGGCTGATGGTATCCTATTATGGGCCGTGGAAGGCTGTTTGGCATGGCAAAGTGAGAGCCTTAATCCCCCAGATATTGTGAGAAATGCGGTTAAATCATACCGTGAAGAAATGGATGTTTTGGCTAATTTTATAAATGAGTGCTGTATTATTGCCAGTTATGCCAAGGTGCAATCAGGGAAGCTATTTGAAAAATATCAAATATGGTGTAGAGAGAACGGAGAAACAGCTATAAATCAGAGAAAATTCGGAATGCGACTTAAAGAAAAGGGCTTTAATAATATCCGTGGTACTGGTGGAAGGTATTTCTGGGAAGGTATAGGGATAATTGAATAGTGAACCAAGTGAACCTAGTGAACCTTATTTACATTGTTTACTTTACAAGTTATCTCTATAGGGACTTTCCTAAATATCATTCACTTCGTTCACTTGGTTCACTATTAGGAAAAAGTTAGGAGATAAAACAATGAAATTCATAGAAATTAGACTTACAAAATGCAGATTATACCTAACTAAAAAAAATAAAGAGGTGAAATAAAATGGCTGAAAAAAAATTAATGGTTGTAGTTGGGGCCAATATAACTGATTTTCAAAAGAAAATGAATGAAACAAGTAAAACCCTTACAAGAATGTCTCGAGATGCTCAAAAATCATTTGGGCCTATCATGAATACGATCGGAGCAGGATTAAAAATAGCTGGAGCAGCGGCGGCAACAGGGTTTGGAGCTGTTGTGGCTGCTGGGTTTAAAATGAACGCAGAACTAGAACAAAGCAAAGTAGCTTTTACCACAATGCTTGGATCTGCCAAACAAGCTGATCAATTTTTGCGCCAGATGAGAAATTTTGCCGCTCGTACCCCGTTTGAGTTTAATGAATTGCAGGGAGCGGCGAAGAAAATGCTAGCCTTTGGCTTTGCCGCCCAGGATGTAATACCAATGATGACTGCCGTCGGTGATGCTGTTGCGGGTCTTGGTGGTGGGCAAGAAATGATTGACCGAGTAACAATGGCCATGGGACAAATGAAAGCTAAAGGCAAAGTATCTGCCGAAGAGCTAATGCAGCTTGCTGAAGCGGGTATCCCTGCTTATGAAATTCTACAAAAAAAACTTGGCTTATCCGCAGATCAAATTGCGAATATTGGTAAAGAGGGAATCAATGCAGATAAAGCCATTAAAGCCCTCTTGGAAGGAATGGAAGAAAAATTTGGCGGCATGATGATTAAGCAATCAAAAACCTGGGGTGGATTGTGGTCTACATTAAAAGATAATGCCGCAATTTTTATACAGGAAATAACAGGGCCTATATTTGAGGCGGCTAAAACAAAATTAGCTGGACTAATGGATTATATTGCAAAGTTAGAAGAAAACGGAACATTGAAACAATGGGCCAATAACATTGCTAAAAACATTAAGTCTGTGTGGGATGTTGTCAATAATGCATTAAATGGATTAATTCAGGCGGGGAAGTTTATCTATGATCATTGGAATTTAATTGGCCCTGTTGTTGCTGGAGTGGTTGCGGGATTTATGGCATTTAAAACTGTAACAACCGTGATTAATGGTGCAAAAGTAGCGATGGCAGCTCTTAATTTAGTTATGAATCTGAACCCTATAGGCATTGTTGTACTTGCTGTAACAGCCTTGGTAACTGCCGGAGTACTGCTGTATAAAAATTGGGATACGATAAAAGCCAAGGCCGCTGAATTATGGATCGGTTTAACAGATGCCTTTAATGGCATAAAGAAAACCGTTGTTGGTGTTTGGAATAGCATAGTTGCGAATATCAAAGGCGCTATTAATAGCATTATCAATTCAATAAATGGATTTATTGGCTCAATTAATACTATAAAAATAAAGGTTCCTGCTGTTAATATTCCACTGGTTGGCACGGTGGGAGGGTTTAGCATTGGATTACCACAAATACTTAAGATCCCTAATATCCCCATGCTTGCCCAGGGGGGCATAATAACCAGACCCACATTGGCAATGATTGGGGAATCTGGGCCAGAGGCGGTTGTGCCTTTAAACAGAAGTAATTATAGCAGTTATGGTTTAAAGATAAGTGGTCCTCTTGTGTATGTAAATCAAGTAAGTAGCGATTATGACGTTGAGCGCATGGGAGAACAGTTTGTCAAAGTGCTCCGACGAAAAGGGGTGCCGGTTGGAGTCTAAAATGGCAGAGGGGTAAGCCCCTTCCATTCTCCAAGGCCTTTTCGCTCTTGACCGTTGGGACACTCTAATGCGAGAAAATGTCCCCGAATTTTTTTAAAGTGGCAATATTTAAAAAAAATCCTGATTTTGGGAAAAAAACTCACACGATGTTGTCCCAATGGTCAGGAAGAATGAGGTAGTGAAGAATTACCTACCCCTCCTAAAGTTTTGAGCTAACCCCAAAATTCTAATAACCAAAGCCTACTTGGTGGATGGTGTTACCAGATGGAGCATTAATGAAGCAAGTAGGAGCGTAAACTTGCAGATGTAAGTTGAAGTTCTATGGTCCAGATGGACCAGGAGAGAACACGCAGAAGTTTAGGGAAGTATCTCAAAAAATAAAGAAAGGATTGATAAATTTATGGAATTTACAAAAGAAAACTTTAAAAATTTAAACAAAAAACGTAATAATTACATGAAAACAGCTCTTGATGTATATGAAAAAAACACGAATGAAAACGGAGAGTTTAAAAACTCGGCTGCTGAAACTGACTTTTTAAGACTGCTTCAAAAAATAAATGATACTTACGACGGTATTCAAAACATGGCCAAGGTTGTTGCTCCGGGCCATGATTATAGCTTTATGTCAAAATGTATAACCGGTATTGAAGGACTAAGAGCTGCTATTGAGGTGGAGGGCTCAACGCCGGTGAATTCCCCGCTTTATCCTCAGCCAAAGAGTCATGGAGCAGATGAAGAAGGCAAAGGCGTTTGTTTAACTGCTGAATCTAAAAAGTTTAAAAACATGTTTGGCAACAGCCTTTCCAACGGTGGGTTTAGGAGCTTTAATGACTACCTAAAAACGGTGCATTCAGGCCGGTATGATGAAAGGCTTGGTGGTGGTTTCCGGAATGCAATGACTGAAGGGGTGCCCTCAGAGGGTGGTTTTGCGGTTCCTGAAGAGTTTGCCGCTTTCCTAATGGATAATTCCTTAGAGGGTGAAATAGTACGGCCTAGGGCGCAAGTATGGCCCATGAAATCAGAAGTAAGAAAGATCCCGGCATGGGACGGAAACGATCACAGCTCCAGCCTATTTGGAGGACTCTCCGGCGTATGGCTAGCTGAAGGTTCAACAGCAACCAGGCAGCAGGGCAAGCTTCGATTAATGCAGTTAACTGCTAATAAGCTGGCTTGTTTCTCCCAAGCTTCAAATGAGCTCCTGGCTGATGGTATGAACTTTGAGGCCCAGCTTGGCAATGCTATGATTAAAAGCTTAAGCTGGTCAATGGACTATGCTTTTATTAATGGTGATGGAGTCGGTAAACCGTTAGGCATGTTAAACGGTCCGGCTTTAATAACTGTATCTCAAGAGAGTGGGCAAGCTGCAGGAACAATTGTATATGAAAACCTAATCAAAATGTTTGCTAGATTGGCACCTCAATGTATTAAAAATGCCGTTTGGCTTGCCAATCCTACCACTATTCCGAACCTCCTAACGCTCTCTATTCCAATTGGTACAGCTGGAAGTGCCATACCTGTAATGAGCGAGAGTAACGGTCAATTTAAGATATTGACTGTACCTGTTATTTTTACGGAAAAAGTACCTTCCCTGGGGAATAAAGGGGATATATCCCTAGTAGATTGGTCTCAGTATGCTATTGGATTAAGAAAAGAAGTATCTCTTGACAAGTCCAATGCCCCCGGGTGGACTGAAGATATAACCGATTACAGGACCATTATCAGAGTAGATGGGCAAGATACCTGGGATAAGCCAATTACTCCTAAGAATGGGGATACTCTTTCCTGGTGTATCACTCTTGAAGCAAGGCAATAATTAAGTTTACGGTTTGGTAAGTGGAGGGGTCTGGGCAACCTGTTTTACTTACCAATGGTTATATTTAATCCTCCTGTCTAGGGCATCAGTGGGTTATTGGTTTTTCTGCTGGTGCCCACTTTTTAAGAAAGGGGAGGGGACTAATGGCTTAACTCCGGTTATGAGGTAGAAAAAGTTTGATACCATTAATACCGTCAGTTTAGAAAACGGAAAATTCCGTTCTCTTGATTTCTTCATTCCAAGTACATACCAGGATGCCAAGGGAGAACCAATCCAGTTTTGGATTCAGTGAAATTACCAAGGGAACCAAGCCATATTTGGATTGGTTGAATAAAGGGTGTAGTTTTAACCGACACCCTTTGAAAGGTATTTCTAAGTTGGGAATACCGTCAGTTAAACCGACGGAAAGGGTTGTATTTAAAAAGGCACCCTCAGAAATTCTTAGGGTGACCATTTATGATAAATTTTAATAAATAATGTATTGACTATCTATGGATATATATGATAATATATGAATAAATAAGGATATAAGGGGGTGTAAAATGGGATTAGAAAGCTTGCCAGATATTCTTACCGTAAAAGAACTAGCTGAATTTTTAAAGATTAGTGAATCTACTATTAGGAGGGCGATAAATAACGGAGAGTTAAAGTCATTTAAGGCCGGAAAAAATGTAAGGATCGAGAAAGAAGCAGTAATTGAATGGTTAAAAAAATAAAAGGAACCCGACACCTGGACAGTGTACCCGGATTCCTTTACCAGCACGACCCCGAAGGGCAGAGCTTAATTTTATTATAGCCTACCTTCTGGGGAAAAATCAAACAATTTTTTAATTTTAAGGAGGCTACCATACTATGACCGATCAAGAATTATTTATTTTAGGAAAACAGCTAGTACCGTTTAAGGAAATTCATAATATATCAGATATTATGAATTTAGACCTAAATAGCAGCCCGGTGTTTAATGCATCGCTGGTCTATCAGTACGGCTTTATCCAGGGCAAACGAGCCGAAAGGCGCAGGCGGAAAACCAGCGGTGAAATGTCCGGCATAGACGCTAAACAATGCCTTAAAGATATTATTGTGAGACTGCCTGAAGAAAATGTCGAAAAGTTATTGAAGTTTATCGAAAATCTTAAATCTATCGAAGAAGACGGGGGCAAAAACGATGGATATTAAAGTTCTTCAAGAAATGAAAACCTCTGCTGAGGCAGAAATAAATGAAATAGAGAACTGGCTTCAAAGGGATGGAAATTTAGCACCAGCCAGTGTGCGCTTTGCAATTTATCGAGGAATTGAATCAGTCAAAGGGCGGGTGGACTGGCTGGATAGTAGAATTACCAAGGAGCTGATGAAATGGCCGGTAACATAGTAAAAATAAAAGAGGGAAGTTACAGGCTTAGATATAAGGATTATTCTAAATATGTAAAGGCTAAGAATGACAGCCAAGCGGGGAAGCTACTTGCCGCATTTATTACCGATATTGAGGCTGGGGACTTTAGCCAGCCATCAAAGATTACCTTTAGAGAATTTGCTCAAAAGTGGCTGAAAGAATATGCAGAAATAGAACTGGCACCTAAGACGGTTTTTAGATATAAGCAACTGCTGGAAAGTAGGATATACCCGGCTTTCGGGGATAAGAAATTAGACAGAATTAGACCGCTGGAACTGGTAGAGTTTTATAATAGTCTTCGGAAAAAGCATAAATATATGAGTGTGCTAAAGGACGGAACCCGGGAGACCAAAGATTCTGAGCCATTGTCTGAAAGCACAATCAGACACCATCATCGGTTAATTTGTGCGATATTTGAGAAGGGTATTAAATGGGGCATAATAAAGGGCGCTAACCCGGCCAAACGTGTTGATGCTCCCAAGCAAGAAAAGAAAAAGGCGAAATGTTACGATGAAAAGCACGTCCAGGCTTTACTGGATGCCTTGGAGAATGTCGATCTGGAGGATCTTAAGTATAAAGTTGCCACCATGATTGCAATAATGACAGGGGCCAGATTAGGGGAAATAATGGGCCTAGAATGGCAAGATATTGGCTTTGACAACAAATTAATAGAGATCCGGAGATGCAGCCAGTATTTGCCGGATCGAGGTACATTCACTAAGGGCACGAAAAACTATACGAGCACACGGAAAGTATCCGTTAATAATACTCTTTTGGATCTGCTGGAAGAATACCGGGAGGATCAGAGGAAAAAGGGCTTTATATGCCAGGACAACAATCGGCTATTTGTTACCTGGGACGGAAAGCCGATGCACCCTTACACGGTAACGAAATGGTTTCCGGATTTCCTGGAACGCAATAAGCTACCCAAGTTAAACTTTCACGGACTGAGGCATACCAGTGCTACGTTTTTAATAAGCAAAGGCATGGACATTGAAACGGTGGCAGGCCGCCTGGGGCATAGTACCTCAGCCACAACACAGAATGTTTACAGCCATTTTTTGGAGAGTAAAGACAAGCAGGCCGCCAAGATGATTGAAAGGACCTTTGGAAAAAAGAAAAATGTTAGTAAGACCAAAAAGGGTGCGAAGTAAATTCGTACCCTTTTGTCTACGGTCTGTCTAAAAATAAAAATCTGTCTAAAATCTGTCCAAAAAAGTCCAGGTAGTAAAAAAGCAAGACTCTCGATTCCCGAAAGCCTTGCTATTATTGACTTATCTGGCAGGGGCAGAAGGACTTGAACCCTCAACCAACGGATTTGGAGACTTTTGCCTTGGAAGCTACAAGTGTTGATATACCTAGATCTGATTTTTAATCATCTTCAAGCCGTTGCGTTGCCATTACTCTTCCTTTTTCTTCTTAGTTTTTAGAATCTGCTCAAACAGTTCCGCACTTCTTTCCTGGCTGTTAGGCAGCACATGGGCATATATATCTGACGTGGTAGATGCCCTCTCATGTCCAAGGCGTTCCTGGACAACGTTTAATTGTTCGCCAGCGGCAAGAAGCAGGGAAGCATGAGTGTGCCGGAGCGAGTGGAAAGTTATGTTTAATCCTGCTTCCCTGGCTATCTCCTTAAACCGGTTGTCAAAGTTGGTAGGGTCGTAAGATTTCCCTGCGTGAGGGCCTTCGGGAATGCAAAAAACGTAATCGCTTATTCGCGGTAAACTTTCAAGCAGAGTAACAATCTCGTTTGAAATTTTTATTGTGCGGTAACTTGATGACGTCTTGAGTATATCCTGGAGATCAATACCTTTCCCTTTTATATACTGCAGCTGCTTTCTGACATAAACCAATTTTTCTTTTGTTTTCACATTCTCCCACAGTAACCCTAAAACCTCTCCTAGGCGCATACCGGTACGCAAGGCGAAGAATATAACAGGGTATTCACGCTTATTCTTTGCAGCTTCCAAGAGCGTTTCTGCCTGTTCCGGCGTCAAAAATTTAGCTGGTCGCTTCTGAACTCTTGGTTTATCTATTGCTTCAACCGGATTATGACTGATCAAATGAAGCCGTACAGCAGCTTTTAAGGCCTGGTTTAGAATAGATAGATGGTATTGTACTGTTCGATTGGATTTTTTAGCATTTAATTTCTCATTCTTATATCTTTCTATGGCCAGGGGTTGGAGCTGTGATAGATTGATATTACCTAAACTTGGTATTAAGTGCTTTTTCACTATCATTTCATAACTTTCATACGTTCTGGGAGCAATGTTCGCCTTTTTCCCCTCCAGCCAATGTTTTAAATGCTCTCCAACAGTAATCTTATTTGGCTGAATATACGTGCCGTTTTCTATTTCATAGATCATTTTACGCATGATTTTTTCTGCATCGCGTTTTCTACTTGTCTTGACAGATTTAGTTATCCTTATCCGTTTATCCTCATGATCCCGGCCGGCGTCAATGACAATGGTATAAGAGCTATCATAGCGCTTTTCAATGTGTCCTGTTGCCATTAGCTAGTCCTCCTATTTACTGATTGTGTACTCTTCTTCGTTTTCGGCAACCTGACAGGTTCCCATGCGTACGTTGAACAGCTCTCGCCCCTTTACTTTCAGCCCCTGCCGTCTGAAGCTATCTTTTAAAAACCCCAGTTTTCTGTATACTACCCATTCGGTTACGTCAAAATATTCTGCTATCTCGTAGCAAGACCAGTAGCCTTTTTCCATGGCCTTGCATAGCTCAGCATCTGGTATCAGGAAATCGCATGCCTTGCGGAGCGCCTTGCGCTCATCCTGGCCCATGACGATGGTCTCGTTACACTCGCCGTATCTTCTATAGCTTCGGTAGACTTCTCTGACATCTGTTCTGGGGTAGGTCAGGGCGTGGAATACTTCTTCAGCCAGTACGCATTTTTGTTCTCGTAGACGGTATCTAAGGGTCTCATCCAGAAGTATGGCGGGACCGGCGGCTATGTACAGACCCCACAGTTTTGGGTGCCGCTGGGTGAGGGGCGCGAAATCGACAAACACATCCCGATCTTTTGCCAACTGCCAAAGATAATCTAACTTGTCCATCCTGCCCTCCCGCAATCGATTATTTCAGCCGCTTAAGAATGACTACTTCTTCTTCCTGGCCGGTTAATCTCTCATCTAGCTTTTTGATGTCATCCCAAATATACCTCAATTCTTTTCGGATATCCTGCTGCCCTTGTTTTAAATCCTTAATGTCGCCCTCCATACCGGTTACTTTTTCAAGCAACAGCGCCAGCATTTCTTTTTCGGTCATTAACTATCACCCCTCTCTTTCTTTTCCCGTTCTTCCCGCCACTTGGCGGCTTTTTTTACTGCTTCTGATATAATGTCCTCCAGATCGGAGAGGTCCTCACCCATGAGGCCTTCGTGGTGGGCGGCAATGGGGCCGGAGGTAAATTTACGCTCATTTGTTCGCCCTAGAAGATAGTCAATAGAGCAGTTAAAGAAATCAGCTATCTTACTAAGCTTCTCAAAGTCTGGTTGTTTGCCTTTTGTTTCGTACCCAGCAATAGTAGGTCTGCCGACTCCTAAATGTTCGGCTAATTCCTCTTGCGTTATGCCTTTTCCCTCGCGAAGTTCTTTTAAACGTTTTCCGAAATCCAAATTTTAGCACCTCCCTCTAAGATATTATTTTACTACTGAATGTTTCTAAAATAAACATTTAAAAAGTTAATGTGTCTATAATGAACATTTTTTACTATAGCCATTGACAATGTGTCTAAAGGGAACTATAATAAAATAAAAGGTTCCCTTGGGGCACTAAGGTGGTGAGACACGTGAGAGAAAACTTAAGAAACAAAAGGCTGCAAATGGGATTAACTCAAGAAGAAATGGCTTCACGAATTGGAATAGAGCGAAGTACCTATACAAACATTGAACTAGGTCGTAAGAATCCATCTCTTGCTGTAGCACTGAAAATTAAGGAGATTTTACAAACCCAAGACGATAAAATTTTTTTGAACAATGAGTGCCAAAAGGGAACATTTAAGAAAGAATTTGGAAGATATAAACCCAGGGTATTAGAGAAAATACTCCAGCGCAAAGAAAAGGAACTTACAGAAGCCGAAAGGTCACCGTGCATAGGGAGCGGTGGATTGTTAGCGCTGGAGACCGAGGTAGCAGCCATAAGAAAACTGCTCAAAGAATGTGAAAAAAAGTACAGATGCAGCGGTATCGGTAAATAAATAACCGCTAGCCAATCAACTGGCACCGACGGGCGGTAAGGGAGGAGGTGAAAACATGAAAGCACTTTACGATTACGATCGAAAGGAGATTAACGTCCTGAGAGAAGCATCTGAAGAAATAGTGGAGTTGATAGTAAAGAAGGGCTTGAGCTACGAAGCAGCCAGAGAAGTACTTCGTGATGCTCAAGCAAAGCTAGAACGATTTCCTTTAGTTAATCCTTATTCACCAGATGTGCAAGGTTCTCATGGATCTGATAAATAAGGCAACCCCTGGAACTTTCCCACGAAAACCATGCGCATTCGGCACCAGTGCATTTAGCTTTGATAAGCGGACAGATGCCATCTTTGTTAAACATGGGCAAACACCTCCCTTCTGAAGAATGGTTGCTCTGGCAAGTTTATCCATTCTTCAAGGAAGACCGTATTCCTGTTAATAAGAAGGAGAAAGGGGGTGAGAGGTTGGAGAAACTTGTCTACTCGGTAAAGGAAGTGATTGAGCTTACGGGGTTGTCCAAGTCAACGGTTTACGAACTAATGAGGGCGGGTGAGATGCCTTCCGTGCAGCTGAGCGAGAGACGCAAGGGTGTGCCGCGTAAGGAGCTGGAGTTGTGGTTGAAAGAGAGGACACGGAAGGCAATTTAGCCCCGGGGGCTGCGAAAGACGGGAGGAAATGCAACTGATTAAAACTCGTAAAAGGAGAAGCAAAACGATGTTAAGGTGTTTGATCAAAGCCGGTGAATGGTTCTTGTTATCCAAGTCCTTTGAAAGCTTCATGAATGCTATTGGCTACATCGCAATCGCGGGGGTGGCCATTCTGGTGGCAGGGTGGGTTTTCTTCCAACTGAGCTCCATGGCGCGAATGGCGGGGATGTAGATGAGCCTGCCGAAGTACCAAATTCTTGAGAAACTCAAAGAGCTGTCGTGCTGGGTGGGAAACACCAAGTGCTCAATGGGTGCTGACTTACCGGAAAAGGACCAGGAAGAGTTGAAATCAAGGATGGAAAATTTACTGAAAGAAATTTAAAAAGGAGGCGAGTTAAAGTGCCGGATTTAAACAAGTTTGTTGACTGGGTACGGGAAGGAAAGAACCGCAGAAACGTTACCATTACGATTGGTTCGCCTTCCGATAAAGATGAACTCCGTATTTGGGCTTACGACTATGACTGGGAAGCGGGTCAGCATGTGACCAGCGTTGAGGAAATTGACCTGGAGAAAGCATATCGAGAAAAAATGAAGCGCCAATTTGAAGAAGCCAAAAAATACCTGGAGAAAGAAAAAAGCGCCTGATGGCGCACGCAAGAATCGGAAATGCTTTGTTGTCAACAGTATAGCAGATTTGAAGGGAGAACTCAAGGGGCTGCGCCGTGCGCGACGGGAGAGCCAGACCCACAGGCTGACGCTGAAGGGTGGTCGGGACGGGGGACGCCCTACACCGGCTTTAGGCGGCGGGGCAGCTTACTTGGTGTTAATTACGGCAAAGGAGGCACAGGTTAATGAATATATGCTTGGATAGATTTGCATATGGTCCGCCGGACCCACAAGAAGCTGAAGTTTTGGCTGAATGTGACCAGTGCGGCGGGGAAATTTATGAAGAAAATGAAGTCCATACGTTTGAAAGTTATGTATTTTGCTCGGAGCATTGTCTCTTTAACTATCTCAAGTCTGACGGCATTGTCCGGGTACAAAGCATAGAGGAAGCTTTAGGAAGGGTTTAGATAATATGAACGTCCCGGCAAGAAAATTTAAACCGTACTTGGAGTTGGGAGACAACTGTCTCAAATTTTACAGCCGGTTCGAGGACAAGGAACTGTGCAAGGCCATTCCTGGCCGGAGTTGGAACAAGAAGGAAAGGTGCTGGGAATACCCGGTGAGGCCGGAAACTTTCAGCCAGCTTATGGCTGCGTTTCCGAGCCTCGGGGTTGACCCGGGAGTAAGGATTGCGGTGGCTGAGATAGTGGAGAGGGAGACTGCCGCACGGCGGGTTAAGGAAGCAGGCTGGGAAAATGCAGAGCCGGTGGAACCGATGCCGATAAGGACAAAGCCGTTTAAGCATCAGGTGGCGGCGTTCAATATGGGTATCCAGCTTCCGGCTTTCGCAGCGCTCATGGAACAGGGTACAGGGAAGACATTGACAGCAATAGCAATTGCCGGAAGGAGATACCAACGAAGAGAAGTTAACCGAGTGCTGATTATTGCTCCGACCTCAGTGGTACCGGTTTGGTCAATAGAGTTTCAAACACATGCAGCTTTTGATTGTTGTTGTAAGAAATTGAGCGGATCAATCCAAAAAAGGATTGAAGCATTACAGGATTCTTATGATTATTCGGCATCTCCTGCCCCGCTGGAAGTTGCAATTACTAACTATGAAGCCACGTGGAGAATGGAGGAAGCACTAGCTGACTGGCAGCCGGATATGATTATCTGCGATGAAAGTCAGAGAATTAAGACGCCGAGTGCCCAGCAATCGAAAGCCATGCACCGGCTGGGCCGGCTGGCGAAGTACCGGCTCATCCTCACCGGCACGCCGGTCACGCAGGGGCCGCTTGACTTCTTCAGTATGTACAAATTCCTTGACCCCGCTATCTTTGGAAAAAGTTATTATGCTTTCCGTGCCCGGTACGCGTTGATGGGCGGCTTTGAAAGGCGGCAGGTGGTAGGGTATAAGAACCTGCCGGAGCTAGTCCGAAAGGCCCACAGCATTGCCTTTCGGGTGACGAAAGAAGAGGCCCTGGACCTGCCTGAATTCACTGACCAGGTGCTCTACTGCGAGCTGGAGAAGAAAGCTATGACTATCTATACCCAGCTCAAAAAAGAAAGTGTGGCGGAGTTGAGCCGGGAGAAGGTTGTCACGGCCACTAATGTACTGTCCCGCCTGCTGCGGCTATCCCAAGTGACCGGTGGGTACCTGGGAGACGGTGAGGGCGGCATTGAGCGGGTGAGTACGGCGAAATTGAAGCTGCTGGATGAAACGCTGTCAGATGTTTTGGAAGCAAGGAAGAAGGTAGTTATCTTCGCCCGTTTCCTACCGGAAATTGCGGCTATCCGGAGAATGCTGGACAGGAAAAAGGTCAACTACTCCTGGATTGCCGGCGAGGTAAAAATGAAAGACCGGGGGGAAGCGGTCCGCAGGTTTCAGGAGGATGAGGACTGCCGGGTATTTATAGCACAAATCCAGGCTGCGGGGCTGGGAATTACTCTTACGGCAGCAGACATAGCTATCTTCTACTCTCTAGATTACTCCTTCGCCAACTACGACCAGGCCCGGGCCAGGCTGCACCGAATTGGACAGCGGAATGCTGTTACCTACCTGCACCTGGTAGCCAGGGGCACAGTAGACGAAAAAGTGATGGAGGCGCTGAAGAAAAAGAAGAGTGTCGCTGATGAGGTTGTGGATAACTGGAAAGCTTATTTTAAAAATTGAAAGGAGAAAAGTTTAAATGGAACAAGCTGTTGTATATCAGGTGCCGGCACCGGTGCCGGCGGGTGATGGTATCCTTGCTTTGGCTGACAGGTTGAAGGCATTAAAAGATACAAAAAACAATCTCAATAAATCTTTGAAAGAAGTCAACACTGCAATCGAAGAGGTCGAAAATGCCCTCTCTGAAGCCATGGTAGCCGAGGAAATGCAGAATTTTACCCGGAATGGGCAAATGTTTTATTTGCAGGTCAAGACTTATGCCTCTGTTGTGGCAGAAAGGAAGCCTGAGCTGTTCAACTGGCTGAAAGAAAATGGTTTTGGTGACTTGGTCTACGAGACGGTAAACGCCAACAGCCTGGCAGCATTTGTCCGGGAGCAGCTGGAAGAAGCGGACGAACTGCCGGAAGGTTTGAGCGAATTGGTGAATGTGTTTGAAAAGACCACCGTGGGCATGCGGAAAGCTCCGGCCAGGAGAAGGTGAGGTAATAATATGCCAGGATGTGCACTCTGTAAAAAGGAGCAGGTTATCTTGAAGAGATTAACGGTAGGTGGAAATTCATTGGCTTTATGTGACGAGTATTTCGTCAAAAACAGAAAGGAGGCAAAAAACAATGGCAAGTGAAAACGCATTGGCGATCATTAACAACATCAACCTGCCAGCCCTGAATGATGAATTGGGGCAGGCGATTGAGGAGGAATTGGACGGCCTGAATATTGAGTTTGATAGGGTGAAGATTCCCAGCGGCGGGGGACTGGCTTTTGAGGTGCCCGGAGATGACCCGGATACCCCTGACATGGTAAAGGAAATTATTGGTGTCATTGTGGACCACCACCCGGTAAATGCGTTCTGGTCTGACAAGTACAGCGGACAGAATAACCCGCCGGACTGCTCCAGTATGGACGGCAAACGGGGAGTAGACCAGGACGGCAATGAAAAACCCTGCAATTCGTGCCCATATAACCAGTGGGGCAGTGACCCGGACGGTAACGGCGGAAAGGCCTGTAAAAATATGCACAGGGTATATACTCTCCGGGAAGGTGAAATGTTTCCCTTGCTTTTGACGCTGCCGCCTACCAGTCTTAAAAACTTGTCCAATTATCTGGCCAAAAGAGTTGTCGGCAAGGGCCGGCGGAGTTATGAAGTCCTGACCAAGGTGTCACTGAAGAAGGCCACATCCAGGGGGGGAATTACCTACAGCCAAGCAAGTTTTGCCCTGACCGGAGTGCTGTCCAAGGAAGAGGCAGCTAAAATGGCGGAGTATGCTGCCGGTATTAAGCCCATCACCCGCAAGCTTGAAATCCAGGGGGACGAGTATATCTCCAGTGAGGAAGAAGAGGTCATGTAAGATGTTCAGGGGCGGGGAAACCCGCCCAAATAATACCTATAATGGGGGGAATATTCATGGCAGGTTTAAATTTGGCCCAAATGGCTAAAGGGGCGTTTTGGAAAGGTTTCATTTAGAACTACAGAAAACATTGGAAAACATTGCAGGTCCAAATACAGATCCAACTAAGGTTAGAAAAATAACATTAACTGCAAAGTTAAAAGCTGATGAAAATCGGGATGTAGTTAATTTTGAAGTAGAGTCTAAAGCTTACCTGGTTTCTGCAAAATCCTTAAGCACAAAGATAATTATTGACCGCGATAATGATGGTTCAGTTGTTGGTGCAGAGTTGCTGTCTGGAGAAAAAGGGCAAACCTTTTTAGATGTAGATGGGATTATTAAAGACGATAAGGGCAACGTGGTTAATTTTAAAAAATACTAATTAGGGGGAATTAAACCATGATTAAACAAGCTCTGGAATATTTGGTTAACTTGGGGCAGGTTAAACAGTTGGAAATAGACGGGCAGACTTACTCGACCGAAAAACTACACCATGTGATGCTGCCGAAGGCAACTGCACTGAATGTTAACAGTCTCACCGGGCTACTGGACTACATTAAATCCAATTTTGATGCTGAATCTTTCGCCGGAACTCTGGTTCATGTAGTTTCTCATGATGAAGTAAGACTGATTTCCAATCTATTGAAGGACGCCGACCGGGAAACCTACATGGTGGCCAGGGCATTTAGTCCCAAGTTTAACTTTGACCGGTTCTATGACCATGAGAGCTTTATTATCGCAATACAGTCCTGCTTTATCCAGAATGAGGATGCTGCCAGTATTTTAAAAGTGGTCGGTAACATTAAAGATGAGGCCGTAAGAAACTACGGCGATGATGGAGTAAGTCAGCAAGTTACAGCCAAAGCGGGAATTGCCAATGTGGCAGATGTAAGAGTTCCTAACCCTGTGATGCTGGCACCATACAGAACCTTCGTCGAAGTGGCTCAACCGGTGAGTAAGTTTGTTTTCCGGATGCGTACCGGTAACCGCGAACCTGAGTGTGCTCTGTTTGAAGCCGATGGCGGCGCATGGAGACTGGAAGCAATGCAAAGGGTGAAGAAGTATCTTGAGCAGCAACTGACAGGTACCGGGATTAAGGTTATAGCATAAGGACATTTTTTCTTGAACAATAACCGGTTGGCGAGGGTGGTGGAAAAGTGCCACAAGGAAATGAATTCTTGGATGCAGCTTTATATTACCAGCAGCTGGGCTGGAATGTAATACCTTTGCGTCCCAGGGACAAAAAACCGCTGTTACCATCCTGGCGCAAATTCCAGACAAAGAAAGTAACGGAAAATTTAATCAGGGGTTGGTGGGCGAAAACTCCTGATGCCAATATTGGCATCCTCACCGGCGCTGTTAGCGGCATTGTTGTCCTGGATGTGGACGGCGAAGAAGGCAGGAAATCGCTGCAGCAGGTAGCCGGGGGGCTGCCACCTACGGCTTGCAGCAATACTGGCAAGGGGAACCATTATATCTTCAGGCATCCTGGTGGTGATTTAAGGAACTTTGCCGGGAAACTGCCGGGATTGGACTTCCGGGGGGACGGCGGGTATATTGTAGCCCCGCCGTCTATCCACCCTTCAGGGAGAAGATATGAATGGGCAATACCGCCGGCAGATGCCCCACCGGTTGACCTGCCGGAGTGGCTCTTGGCTTTGCTGGAGCAGAAGCCAGGCAACGGCAATGGCATTGACCCGCTGCAGGTGCTCCAGGGGGTGCCGGAAGGCCAGCGGGACAATACTCTGTTCAAGTATGCCTGCCGGCTGAGGGCGAAGGGAATGCAGAAGGAGGAAGCTTTGACCCTGGTGCTGCAGGCTGCCAGGAACTGTATTCCCCCATTTCCAGAGGGCCAGGCCAGGGCCAAAGTAGAAAGTGCATGGCGATATCCGGAAGGAACAGAGACAGAGCAGCTTGTAAGCCAGCTGAATGGGCTGCCGGACCACCCGGAAGAAATTTTTATAAAAGAAACTATCGGAGCATTAGCTATCCTAAAAAAAGAGGAACCAACAGAATACGCCAGGATCAAGCAGCAGTTGAAGGGTAAAATAAATCTCAATGACCTGGAGCGAGCAGTCAACAAGCAGGTGGCGGAGAACCAAAAGCTGCACATTGTAGAGCCGGACGAGGGACCGGAACCATTGGAAAATATCCTGCCGGAATTACCGTTCAAAGAATTGAGACGCCCCTACCAGTGGACTATTACGGAAAATGGCGTCTGGCAGGATACCAAGAACGGACCGGTGTGCGCCTGCCGCGTACCGGTCATTCTCACCCAGCGGTTGAAAAATGTGGAAACCGGTGAGGAACGGGTAGAGTTGGCCTTTTACCGGGACAGGGAATGGCATTATATCACCACCGACCATGCCACGGCGTTTAACCGCACGGCTATTGTGCAATTAGGTAACAAGGGATTACCAGTATCCAGTGAGACTGCGAAGGACTTGGTGCGCTATCTGACGGACCTGGAAGGGGAGAATTTGTATACTCTGCCGGTGAAAAAGAGTACTAATCATATGGGCTGGGTGGGCAAAAACTTCCTGCCAGGGGCGCAGGAGGATGTAGTGCTGGACCTGGAGGACGGGACTGCGGCAGTTGCTAATGGGTACCGGGAAAGCGGGTCGCTGGCCAAGTGGGTTGAGTGTATCCAGTCAGGTAGGCAGTACCCTTTAGCAAGGTTTCTGCTGGCGGCAAGTTTTGCAGCGCCGCTTTTGAAACTCGTCGGGCAGAGGGTATTTATCATCCACTGCTGGGGAGGTACGCGCGGCGGCAAGACGGCGGCATTAAAAGCTGCGCTTTCAGTGTGGGGTGAGCCGGAGGAAATCATGGCTAACTTCAATGCTACCAAAGTGGGGTTGGAGAGGTTGGCGGCATTCTACAGCGACCTGCCGCTGGGTATCAATGAGCGGCAGGTGGTAGGCGATAGGCAGGGATTTATAGAGAGCCTGGTCTATCTTCTGGAACTCGGCAAGGGTAAAGTCCGGGGTGCGAAGAAAGGCGGTTTGCAGGCTTTTAATCAATGGCGGACGATTGCGCTTTCGACCGGGGAGGAACCGCTTTCCACCGATAGCAGTGCTGGAGGTATAAAGACCAGGGTTTTGGAACTGTACGGCCGGCCGATACCGGATGAAAACTTAGCCATGCAGATCCACCAGGAGGTAACGCAGTATTTCGGTACTGCCGGGCCGGAATACATTCGCCGGCTGCTGTCTTGCAGGGAAGATTTCCGGGAGGAATACCTGCAGGTTCAGGAAGAGCTTAAAAAATTTCACTCGGATAACATAGGCAGTCATATCACGGCCCTGGCGGTAATAATGATGGCCGACTACTACGCAAGCCAATGGGTTTTCGGGCTGGATGAGGAGAAGGCCTTTGAGGAAGCTTTGGCCCTAATTGAAACGATTGTAGGAATGCTGGAAACCGCTGCGGAGGCAGATGACGGGTTGAGGGCTTATGAGTATTTGATGAGCTGGGTTGCGGTCCATGAACAGAATTTTAAAGGAAATGTTGTTGGAGATAGATATGGGTATATTGTAGGAAATCAATTATGGATTTTGCCTTCTGTATTTGATGAAGCGATGCAGAAGAAAGGGTTTAACCCAAGGCGGGTAAAAAATGATTGGGCAGATAGAGAGTGGATTGAAGTAATAAAAAACAAGAAAGGACGTGAGTTCGCGGTTCTTAAAAGACATCCTAATAACTACGAAAAAAGAGATCGTTTTATCGTAGTAAAACTTAACGTCACGGATTATTAAAAACCCGTGACGAATCCGTGACGTTGATAAACCTTTACAAGACAAGGCTTTATATATATATCGTCACGGGTCACGGGTAAAAATTACTCATTCTATAGGACACCCTCACCCTTAAATTAAAAAAGGTAGGAGGGAGGGAGGGTGTTTTTGTAAGGGAGTGTGAATTGCCCGTGACGTGCCAAAATCCGTGACGTAAATCCTGGAGGCTAATAGCACCAAGACTTTTGGGGTTTAATTCTCGTCACGGGTAACTAAATGAAATTCGTGACGAGGATCTGCTGAATCGTAAAAAACGTGATAGGAAGGGGATTTTTAAATGGAAATGCTTGAATTTTTAATCCGTGACGTACTGAACGAGGAGAAACAAAGATGAGCCTAGCAGCACACCTAAAAACCACGAAAGCCGTACAGAAAACCCTCTGGGAAGCACCGGAACCGGTAGAAGTGCCCCAACCGGCACAGGAAGAAAAGGCCATGGCCGACCCGCGGCCGGATTTGGAAGAGGACAGTGAACTTTGGACGAGGTTCTTGCTGTTGGCAGAATTATTTCATTCTTCGCAGCTGGCAGGAATACTGCACGGCTTCCGATGTGCGGGGACGAGAATTAAGCGGGGTAGAAAAGGGTATGTGCTCCGCCCAGATATTGATCCGAGCGGTAAGACGGCCTGGAAAAGCCGGGAGGACTATGAAAGGGACAGGGATAAATGGCTGAAGCCGCATGTTGAGAAGATAGCAGAACTGCTGCAGTGTCTTTAAATAAAAAAGAAGGGTGAAGCCCGGTGATTAACAAAACAGTACCTCTTGAAAAATCCATCACCACGGCAATTTTAAAATGGTTAAACAAACAGCTCGGTTGCTACGCAATAAAGACCCATGGCGGTCCGTATAAAGCAGGACAGCCGGACATCATAGCCTGCTACCATGGCAGGATGCTGGCGCTGGAAGTAAAGCGGCCGGGGAATAAAGCAACGAAGCTCCAGCAGGCTATCCTTGCGAAGTGGGAAGCTGCTGGGGTGGTGACTGCGGTAGTGACGTGTGTAGAGGATGTGAAAGAAATACTGAAGGAGGTCAATTGAAATGGTTGAATTCAAATGCACCTTTTGCGGACAGACAAGCTATAGCGCTTATGCGGCACGGGATAAGGAGTATATCACTTGCCCGTATTGCTGGCGGAAGTTTCGGAATGAGCATTATGAAGCGGTGAGCAAAGTGGAATAGCCAGGGGAATTTGGCTGCTGTTGGCGTGTATCATAGCTTACTTGATGCTTGATTGGATGGACTAGAAAGGGGGAGGGAAATGCAGTATCTACTCATACCTGGGAAGCCAGTCCCTAAATCTTGGGGAAAAGTGAGGTCTTATAATAAGCCTCTCGTTTTCACTACGCAGAAAACAATCGAATTTGAAAAGCATGTCAGGATTTGTGCCAACAAGGTCCGGTTGAGAAGGATGCACGGAGAGCTGGCCACGGTGATGATTTTCTATACGAACTCCCCGGGGGATACGGATAATTTTGCCAAAAGTGTCCATGATGCCCTGAACGGTGTGGCCTACGATGATGACGCGCAGGTTAAGGATCACATTGCAAGCAAACTATCTTGTCCCAGAGGGCAGGAAAGGACGGAATTTGTGGTTATGGAGTTAGAGGAGTTTCGCAAGCTTGTTGACGTGGGGGAAATAATTTCATTGGCCAGGGCCAGGGAGGGTGGTTTGAATGAGCAGGTTGGCGAGGGCTGTTGAAAAAAGTAGTTCAGGAGATATAATCCATAGTCGAGGGATTTTTGAGAAAAAAGACAGGCTGGAGGAAAGAATAGAAGCTGAAAAAGGCAGCGTAAAAAGCAGCTTGGATTTAAGTTTATTCAAGAAGTTTGATGCGGCTTCGCGGAAAATTAGGAAAAGAGCCAACAGAGTTATTATTTATAAGGGTGGTATTATTGCTTTATCGAAAGCGGTAACAGAAAAATTCCCTGTAGGTTCCAGTGTTGAGTTTCTATTAAACAAAAAGGGGAATATTTTAGTTATCCGGCGAGCAGAAAATGGTATTGCACTTAGGAATGAAGACAGACCTGTGGTAAACTGTGCAGCATTAAAAAACGAGCTACTCGGGAAGGGGTATAAAATTCCTGTTACTTACAAGATTGAGTGGGATGAAGAGCTGGATGGCTGGGTTGGAAGATTGGAGGAGGGGAAATAAATGTCGGGGTGAAGTGCCCGAATGAAAGGTGCGGCGGTACAGTGTTCCCGGTTTTCTTCGCAGATAATTTAAACCGGTGGCGTTGCATGGAGTGTGGTAGGATATATAGCCAAAAAGAATGGATACTGAAAGCCGGGGAGCTGGTTAGAAGAGTTAGGAAGTGGGTGGGAAGTGCGTAGAAATATAAAAAAGGGGGCGCAGACATTGCAGGCAACGGAAAAAATTTTGAGGTGTCCAAGGTGTGGGGAAGTTATGCTTTTGAAGGAGCCTGGTTTTTGGAAGTGTCCTATTTGTCAGGGGGAGTTTTGGCCTGATGATGAACCGGAGGAAGTCCAGATTCGTAAATGTTACCTGAGCACCTTGATTATACCGTCGGTTAAGAAGCGATCCGGCGGCAGCAGGAGTAGGAAAAGGTCAAGCAGGCAACGGAAACCGCTGAGCACAGAAAGGTATGTTTTGATGTAGACATTGAGGCCGGGGCCATTTTTAAGAGATTGACAACTTGGCAAAATATGCTATACTTAAAATAGCTACCCGTCGCTATCGGCGGGTTTTTTGTTTGGAGTGAATTGATATGGGCAAAAAGAGACGCAAAATAACGCATCCAAAAAAGAGAGCTTTCTTAGCGGCCTTTGCAGAGGTGGGCAATATCACCCAGGCTGCTGAGATTGCGAAGATAGAACGAAAGACCCATTATGTGTGGATGGGGAAGGACGAAAACTACGTCCTTGCTTTCGAGGAAGCTCAAGAACAGGCTGCTGATCGTCTGGAGCAGGAGGCCAGGCGCAGAGCCATGGAGGGAACGCTTAAACCGGTATTTTATAAAGGTGAAGAATGTGGGGTTATTCGGGAATATTCGGATACCCTCCTGATCTTTCTCATGAAAGGTGCTAGACCGGAGAAATACAAAGAACGCATTTCTGCAGAACACACCGGCAAAGACGGTGGCCCCATAGAGGTGAAAAAATATGAGCAGCTTGACGATGCCGAACTTGACCGCCTCATCATTGAAAAACTTGCCGCGTTCGGAAAAACTGGAATTCCTTCGCCTGATTGACGAAAAGCTTTCCCGAGCAGATATTATTGAGTGGATTCGACAGAACGAGATGAAAAATGAAAAAGGCATGCCGCTGGAGTTTGAGCAGCATGCCTTTTTGTTGCAGCCGTATCGGGATAGAAGCCGTAGATTAGTCTGCATGAAGTCAGCGCAGATAGGCTTTTCTACTATGGCCATTCTGAAAGTTTTCTGGCTGGCGAAAAGGAAAAACATCAGCGCGATTCATACCTTACCAACTGATGATGACGTGAAAAAATTTGCACATTCAAAAATCAGCCCGATCCTCAAAAACAACCACAAGCTAGCTGAAATAATCAGCAGCGATGTGGATTCTATATATCAAAAACGAATAGGCAATGCTCATATCTTCTGGGAGGGCACAAAGGGCCAGTCCAAAGGCATCATGGTCACGGCCGATCTCCTGGTGCATGACGAGCTGGACCGCAGCGATCAGGCCACAGTAGAGATATATGAAAGCCGGATTGCTGCCAGCGAATACAAAGGTAAATGGATTTTCTCCAACCCCAGCCGGCCAAATGTTGGGGTAGATGTGTACTGGAACCGGAGTGATCAAAAGCGCTGGTATATCAAATGTCCACGATGCAACGAGTGGCAGCCGCTGGACTACTTTGTGAACGTGGACAAGGAGCGAAAGGTTTTTATTTGTCGCAAATGCAAGCGGGAACTGCCGCAGGAGGCCAGGTTGGCCGGCGAATGGGTTGCCGAGCACCCGGGCCGGGAATGGTCTGGGTATCACATCAGTCAGTTGATAGCTCCCTGGATCAGTGCGGCGGAGCTCATAGAGGCTGAAGAGACGAAGAGTGAGGAATACTTCTATAACTTCATGCTTGGTCTGCCGGTGATTGGTGGGGCCAACAGTGTTAGCCGGTCCATTATCCTCCAATGCTGCAGCAATGAACAGCCAGAGGGGCGTTGGAAGCTCCTGGGTGTTGACGTGGGCAAGGTTCTTCATTGTGTCCAGGGAACAGAGCTGGGAATTACCCGAGTGTTTACTCTTCCCACCTGGGACGCGTTGCACCAATATGTTATATCGCAGGGAATCAACCTGACGGTAGTGGACAATGCTCCTGAAACCGAGAATGCTGCTGACTTCGTGAAGCACTTCCGGGGTCGGGCTTACCGCTGCGTCTACGATTACAAGGACGATCGGAAAGAAATGTTGGACTGGCGGGACAAAGGTGACAAGGCTGGCGTGGTGTATGCTCACCGGACCAGGGCGATAGACCATACGATTGAAACATACGACCTGGGCTTGGTGAGGGTTTACATAAAGCCAAACGACCCCTCGCTGCAGGGCCAGCAGAAGCCAGAAGTGGTGGAGAACTGCCTCTGCGACCACTGGGAAACGCTTTACACAGTGGGTGAAGACGGCCAGGACGTGAACATCGTCAAGAAGGACCGTATGGGAAATGTGATTCGGACCTGGGAGAACAGCGGTCCGGACCATTTTGTACACGCAAATGTCTACTATGAAATGGCCAGGCTGAGGAAGCTGCCGCAGATGACTAGAAAACACCAGCCGATCAGGAAGAAGAGGAGAGAGGTGCCGGCAGGGGTGAGCTCCTTAACGGGGTACTAGAAGAAAGGTGGTTATAAGGTGAGTGTTTTTTTAGCACTATTTTTAGCTCATTTCATTGCTGATTACCCAATGCAAGGGGAATTTTTAGCACAAATGAAAGGTAAAAACAACTATCTGTTATTCTGTCACGTTATGGCATACACGGCAGTAATAGCAGCTGTCTTGTGGTTCGCCGGTGTCTATGCGATATGGAAGATAGTGGCCTTGATAATTAGTCACTTTGCTGTTGATTACTGGAAATGTCACTGTGCGCCGAAGGAAACTGCTCTAACTACCAGTCTTTATATTGATCAAGTAGCACATTTCATTATTTTGTTTTTGATAACTCGGTAATACAGTATATATGTCTAACTACAAAGTGAGGTAATGCAAATGCCTGACACCCGTGAAATGGCTGCGGAGCTCATAAATCGCTTCAACTACGCAGATGGTTGGCGCAGGCAGTATGATGATCGCGCCCTGGAAAATTACAAGCTCTATACCGGTTACCGCGAGGACCTGCCGCCGGAGCTGAAGGGCCGGAGCAACCTGCATATTCCGAAGACATATGAATTGGTTGACAGTCTCCGTGCAAGGTATCTTCGCGCCATGTTCACTCAGACGCCGGTGATTGAGTATATTCCGAACCCGCTCTTATACTTCCAGGAAGGCTTGAGCCCAGCTGACTATCTCCAAATGCTCTTGACAGCCGAGGACAGCGCAAAATATTCAACGTACCTGGTGGATCAGCAGCTGAGAAACTCTCAGGCTTATCGGTGCTTTTATGACTTCGTCACAAGTTTCTTAGTGTTCCCT